TAAAGCGTTCAGTATAAGCTGCTCAGCAAAGGAATCGCGTCGGAACGACCCTTCAGCATATAGCTTAGCAGGCCCTTCGTGAATGACATTGAAGCAGCTTGTACTGGCACGAGTTGGGAATTGCTTACACACATGATTATTTAGCAAATATCCGCCACAGTCGAAACATCTGTTATAACGCTTCGCTCTGCGGCGGGCAGCACACTTGGAAGTGCCCTGGAAGGGCTTATTTTGTAGCATCTTACGTCCTAATAGCAAGTTTGGAGCGGCTAAGTTGTATATGTACAGTCTTAGTTCAAGCGGGAGAGTGGGTTTTGAGAAGTGGAGGCAGCAAAGTAAATTTAAATTATAAGGGTGCATGATTGTGGCAGTTTATCAAAACGTTAACATGAGAGGCTTGGGAGGTTCGTGAATCTGTTGTTGCGCTATGACGTCAGCTCGTGTGGAAACCATGTTGGTAGCCTTGCGTGACTCGATGATTGACATTTTCGCGTTCAGGGAGTGCCCAAGAATTTCTGCTTGCGTAGGTTTAAAGCGCATGCCGCCAGGAGGGTTTGGGGCTGAGTCGCTCGACACTGCGTTAAAGAAATCAAAAGCAGCAAATTTCGACTCATCCTGAAATCCTTTCCTTGCCCAATTTGCTGGTGGTTTATTCTGCTGTCGTCCAGTTACGTAACAAGTTTTCGCATAAAACCCGCAGAATTGTCGTAAGGTGCAAAATTCCTCAACAAGGTCTTTGAGCTCTGCATGAGACATTCCACACGGCGCATCCGTGGCTAGGTTGGTATACCTGGAGGAACCATTGTGGTAGCAAGCCCATGCAAGGGAAAAGAGGTCTTTTGGCGTAGCGTTTGGCTTGCGTGCACGAAGTAGGTCTAGGATTTCGCGAATTGTGCTCTGTGTAGCTACGGAATTCGATGTGACGTCATTCGCTACTGCCTCCAGCTCGGACTCACTCGGCAACAATTCATTTGTGACAGTCGGTCCACCTTGCGCAGAGGATGGTCTGGGATTCTTGCTAGGCGTTTGTGAACCTGGTCCGGATACAAGTCCCGGTCTTGATCCCTGGGCAGACGTGGCCTGGTTCAATCCCTGAGTTGACGGGTCAGTCATGGCAGCATTCACGAGATCGTCAGATAGGCTGTCTCCACTCATATTCAAACTACACTACAACTTAACAAAGCCGACCGCCTTTGTTGTTGTAGATGAAGTTTGAGCAATTATCATGTAATAAGGAAAGAGCGTCACTTAGAGGCTTATTCAGCTTGTGTGGTGTGAATATCTCGTCGCTTAACAACAGCGCTCCATTATCGGCTAATTTGTAGGTCACGTTGGTTCCTCCCGGCGAAGGTTTAATGTCAACTTGCAGCTGTAGGGCTGTACTGGCCGGTTTACCTAATATGTCCATCGGCATGTGTAAACTTGACCCATTATATATCAAGGTACCATAGGTGCGGCAGCGAGTTGTGGGATGGCGCGCTTGGTATGGGTGCAAATCACTCGGTTGCGGCTGGTGTGTTGTCGCGCCGCTCTGGCTAGAGCTTGGTGTACTGGACTCCTGGGTCTGTGATTGGGTCAAATTATGATGTATGAGAGTTTTGAGAGCAGCAATCTCTTTTTGTGTGTCTGTGAGAGTCTGCAGGTGGAGCTCTTGCTGTTTGAGTAGCCTGTTGAGAAGTTGTGGTAGGTCTCGGAGAGTGTGCAGCTCATCCCGAATATTTGCTAAGTGCGTTGTCATACGATCATGATTTGCAACGGCTGTACTTGAAAACGTCCCAAAATCTACAATAAGTCTGTCAGTGTCACTGCCGATGTGAGTTAACCATTCTAGAGAGTTCTGATGCAGGGCATGCAATTGGCCGTAGAGTTCATCAAGCGGCAAAGTAGTCTGTGGCAGGTTATATCGAGTTGGTGGCACATGTGAGAGTAAGTTTCGAGTTGCTTCCAAAGCTAAGGCGGCATTTGAGAACAGCACTCTGTTCATCGGTGGAGGCGGTTGCAGGTCGTGTGGCCAGTTTCTCAACGTGAGCGTGTGTTCTAAGTGTTGGATTCTCTCGTTAACTGCTCCGACTACTGTTGGTAAAGTCCCAATCTGGTTGCCAATTGACTCGCACCACGCAGAAAAGTGATTGAGGATGCCATTGGATGTATTTTCCACTTGCTGCTCAATGCTAGCTTGCACAATATTGATATTCTGGCACACAGCGTTGCGAGCCGCATTGACGCAATCATTGATGCGTTCTCGTGTTTGGTCAACGTAAGTAGTTGTTACAATGGTCATGTGCGCTCCAGGAGAAGGACTTTACCACGTCTGGTATGTGCTCTAAAGGACAGTTAGTGATTTGTACCGCAGACCCGGTGATGGTGACAACACAGCCCGGCTGTCCACTAATGAGACTCAGAACAGCGTACACAAACACGGCGGCGGCTGCAGCTAAGGAAATGAATAACAAGGGTGAGTGTGATTGCTGCAAAGAATGGTAGGACTGAGAAGGCGTGGGACGATCCAGCTTGAGGTCCGTTGTAGTGAATTCTTTTATTACCGTCGCAATACCGCCCACCGTGCGGTAAGTGATGTGTGTTGTCCCCTACGTGCGTGAGATGGTTAGACCTAAGGGTATAGACAAGTATTCCAGCTGCTGCTCCTATTGCTAGGGTAAGATAAACTCTATTGTAGTCCGGGGGTGGCGTGAAACTCATGAACGCGCTTAGGCGGTGGGAGGGCGGTGTTTGGAGTCAGTAAGCACGTTGAGTAAGCGCTTGGCGCGTGTGACTGCCACGAAGAAAAGCTCACGATTGGCTTGAAGTTCGGAAGAGTGGTAGACGAGTGTCAGCTCCTCAAACTCGAGACCTTGCACTTCAGTTGGTAACTTTGAGCAAATCCCGAAAGTCCTTGTCAGTTGTCGGGAGACGGGTCCAAGATGTAAGACGGTGCCAATGGGTCCAGTGGCGTTTGCTGCGTAAATTGGGGGAAAATTAATCTCACCTTCAGTTTCTCCAACGATGTCGTAATCAAGTGATCTCAGATAGTTGCAAATTTGCCGTGGGACGCGATGTGAGAGCCTCTTGATAAAGTGGGCCGGCAATTGGAAAGTTCCTTGGAAGGGGTCACCAAACAATACTGTGAAATCTTTAACGGTTTCTTCGTTCCCGAGCTGATACTCGTCTAGAATTCTGGTTTCAAAGTTCTGAAGATTGTCGTCAATTCGTGAGATATGGTTGACGCCGGAGTGTATCAGTGAACGACCGTATGGTACGCCGAGAGTGTAGGCGATTGTGGAGTGTTTAGTGACGAGGTCTTTGATTAAGGTGGACTTGCCACAGCCTGGCACACCGTGCACAACGATGGTGTCCGCTATGGGTGTTGTGGTCCTTATAAAATTCGAGTTGTCTAATAGTTGTAAGAGTAGGACAGTCTTCATTTCAATCAAGCAGGAAAACCTAACCTATTCACACGGGCTTCTATATTTGTACATTGATATGATAGTTAGTTCCTAAACTATAGTTAGATAATTACACTATCTGAATGCATCCGGGAATAAGTCCGTGAGGGTCAAGTCTTCACGTGCTGCGTTTGTTGTTGCGCCAATCTCTGCGGCTCGGCGGTTGCTTTCCTCAGTCATTTCTGCACGGTCAGTTCTCCCACTCTTCGAGAAGTGGTCGTCTAGTATGTCGAGTGGCAATATGATTCTGTCTGACTCAAAAGTTGACACCTTGATGGCTCTCGGATCCCTGATAAGTCTGTCAGAAGTTACATGGAAAGTGGGCAAGTGTTCTCCTGAGCTTGGAGGTTGCATGCCTTTCTTGATTAACGTTCTGGTGACTAACTGGTGTTTTGAAAGCTCATCCTCGTCGAATATGTCATAAAGTTGATCTCCCAGTCGGTACGCAAATAGGTAGTCAATGGCATAACTTCTCTTGACTTCTTCCACTTTTCCGAGCCTCAGCGCCAACTGGAGTGATTGATAAAGTTGCACGGGGGATTTCACAATGCCATACTTAGTTAGTCTCCATCCACAAAAGTCTGGTTTGTTTGTAACTAGGGGTTTGGCTTTGAGTGAAAACAAGGGCTCCGAGTATTTCCAGCCAGGTCGTTCATCACATGCTTTGTCCCGAACCAGGTCGTCTCCCGCATAGCAAGCTTTCACAGTGGAGTCGAGTTGAAACCTAAGTGCATCATAAGCAATGTTGCACTCTGTATTAGCATCAAAAGTTGGTCCCTCCCCACTTAGTCTCATCACAGCAAGATTGCCCAGAAATGTTTTAGCATGTGTTTTGATAAAAGCGTAGAAGTCCACTACCTCCTCCGGTACGCCAAAGTGCCTTGCTTTCCTAAGCTCAAAGTTGAGAAAAGCTGCATCTTGGGATTGGTCATACTGTGTGTAATCGGACGTGTAGTTAGGTCTAGTGAAGTCCCACTTTGTTAGCACGAATGAATTGAACTGCTCGGGGGTCTTCTCACACATTATGAATACATTGTCGGGTTGGTGACCTTCCCTCTTTTTCCGCAGGTAGAGGGCCATCGTTGTTGTGAGCAACACTGTCGATTGCTTGAATGCTGAGATAGTTTGCCCCGCCTTAAATCGGCATCCGACTTTCTCCAATTTCTTGACCCATTGTGACTTGTTGAATAGAGCAATTGCATTCTCCGGGAAATCTGGATCCTGTCGCTTAGCTCCTTGCTGAAGATTCGCTGTCGGTTTAGATAAATAGGTCCGCAGGGCGAGTTGTCTGCAATGTGCCCATAAGCGTTTATCGAAAGCTTGAGTTTCTTTGGGCACGTTCATGAAGCTCGCATATGCTTCAAAAAGCAGGTCCCCTGCGTTGAGTGTGTCAGTGAGTGCTTTCCGGTTGGTCTCAGGAGTGGCTAAGCGAATTCTCTCATTTATGGTGATTTTAAAGAGCGCCTCATCCTTCGCTTGTTGGTGTGGAAATAATTGCACCACTGGGTCCTGCGTTTGCATGAGATTCGTCTTTTCTTCACCCGACCAAAGTTCGCGGGTGTCCTTGTCCTCCATGGCTTCTATTTTTCCTTCGAGTTGCACACTGTCATTGGCAACTGGGATGTGAGTTTTTGTGGGGCTGTCACGCACAGATGGTTCTGGTGGTGGTTGCTCTCTGCCAGCTTGTTCGTCTTCCCGCACCCCTGATATCAGAGTTTTGAGATATGGTGTCGAGTCGAGTTTGTCCAAAAACTCTTTGTTATTGGAATGCGTGTTGATGAAAGTGATTGTTTCTGAGGCGCGTGACAGTGCTGTATACAGCACTTCATCGGAGCATAAAGGGGTATCCTTATCTAAAACGATGGAGAGGTGAGGAAGCGTGAGGCCCTGGCAACCCGCGTAAGTCATGGCTTGTCTGCCTAAGTCAGTTAACAGCGACTGACTTCTGAAAGCTGGTACGAGCGTCATGGCATTGGTAGGTATGAGGGTCGCGTGCTTAACGGCGCCACCTACTTCTCTTTCTGCGTGGACTTTGATTGGGTTGGCAAGTCGTCGGGGTTGGCGATGCGTCGCATTGAGATAGTAGTCGCAGTATCGTTTGTAGTGATCCGTGTTAGAGTTTAGCAACGCGATTTGCGAGTCTCTCTTGTCATTGTGGAAAACGGATTGTCTCTGGTCTCCAGTGAGAATTACCAACTCAACGTTGAATTTGATGGCCAGGTAAGCGTCAATATAGCCCGCAGGTAATTTTCCGTAATCATCCATGATGACGATAGATTTGCCCTCACGTTCGCACGCTTTTTCAAAGGTCATGATTCTTCTAGGATCCATGCTTGGCAGTTTTCTTTTCCAATCCACAGCGAGGTTGATGGTGGGTACCACGATATTAACTTCATTGATGTCCATTTTCCCATGCCTCAGCAGTTCTTGCAGTGCCCTACTCTTTCCAGCTCCACCTGCACCATGAATGACTATAAGTCCAACACTCCTCTTAGCATTTTCCGCAAGAGCTACCCAAGACGTTAGCAGATCCCTGTCGAGTTTGGGTAGCACCAAACCAGTTAGATTATTTTTAACGTCAGACATGAACGCCGTGGCACGCTTAGCGTCCAATTTGTAGCGGTAGCAGTTTCTCTTTAGTGCTCGTGCCATATCTATGAATTGAGACTGGGTTGTGGTGGTTATGCCTTCATAGGTGGGTATGTGTTTTGCTAGCCGGTTGTAGAAAACGGGTGAAATCTGGAATTCCCCGTCGTGTTGCGGTTTGAGGTTGGTGAAGCCGTGGATTTTCAATATTTCGACTGTTTCCTCGTCGAAAGGTTCTAGCACAACTGTTGTCGGTCTACTGTTGTCTCGAGTTTGCACAGCTGGCTCCGTGTTTGGTTGCTCGAGCTCATCATCAACGGTTTCCCCGACGAACACGTCACTGTCAACAGAAGACTCCGCCACATGTGGCGTTTGCATGCATTGAGCAGCAGGCGAGTCATTAGTTGCGTCCGGTGTTGGTGTGCGCTTTGTGTGCGCCACGTCCAATTCCTCTTCCACTTCCTCCAGATCAGGTAAATCAGCGGTGTCAAACAGTGAGAGGTCATCAGCTAAATTCTGGTCATGCTCATGATCACTACAGTTACTCTCACTGTCGCTCCAATCAGTGACATGGCCGTCAGATGTGCTGCTGCTCAAGTCTTCCTTATCTTCGCAGTGCGCCTCTGGCTCTTCTAAGCTCTCAGTGTTTCTAGCTTCCGAGCTGCTACCTGGTTGCGTCGCATCATACGGACATGGGTGGTGGGATAGCGGTAGAGTTGAAGTAGTCTGACTTTGGTCTGGGCCGCACGCATGTTCACCCTGGCGTTTCCGTTGGTCTTCTGTGATGTTCAAGAGCTCCTGCTGCTCGAACTCAGCCAGTAGGTCCAAGTCATCGGGAGAG